CCGATCTGTTATTTGTCCATTTTTTCTAGCAGCTCCTAATGTCACTGCTTGTTCAGAAGCTAACTCAGATTGTGCTTTTTGAATTTGTTGTGCAGAAGCTACATCACCTAATGCTGATTGTTCTATTGTTTCTAAAGTTAAGTCTCGTCCTACTCTAGAAGCACCAGACATAATAGTTCCAGCTTGTGCGTATAAACCTTTAGCTTGTTGTTGTGTCAATCCTTGTTTTCTTAACTCATCAAACCTAGCAAATGTACTACTAAATCCTCTAGATGATGCTTCAGCTTGTAATTGTAATGTAGTTATTTCACCTTTTAATAATTTATCTTCTATATCAGGGTCTATTAATGCAGCAAATATAGTAGCTGAATCTGATTCAATTCCATATCTATCTCTGAATAATGCTTCTACTTCAGGTATTTGATTTTTTACACCTTCATATACTAAGTTAATTCTATCTTGAAACTCAGCAGCACTAACTTCACCTTTAATCATTTCTTTAAATTTTTCTTCAAACTGTGTTGTATCACCAATACCTACTTCACCTAGTGTTTCTCTAAATGAAGCTAATGTAGACATTGACTCTGCTTCAGTCATAATTAATGTTCCATCTTCTCTTTCTAAATGTGAGAAATGTTTTTTCCAAGCAGCAGTTTGTCTAGTTGCAGCTGTAGCTGTTTCAGCATTACCATACTTAACCCAGTTTTTAGCAAACTCTTTTGTAACATCTTCTGGAAAAAAAGTATATAAAGCTTTAGCCATTGATATACCTTTTTCATAACTATATTGTGATGTACTACTACTAGCTGGCGCACTTGTAGCTGAAGGAGGAGTTAAACTCCAGCCATCTTTAAGTTTACGTTGCAACTCAGATACACCATTATCTTTTTCTCTAATACCTTCTTGCGCAGTAGAAACAGCACCGTCTTTATAAATAGTTACTTGTCTATTTTCACCTGAAACAAAATCTTGTGCTGCCATATTACTCCCTAAATCCTGCTGACCTTACTACACCAGTACCATAACTATTAGCTAATGACAGTGTAAAATCATTCATCACTTTGTCATAACCTCTTTCTAAACCTACACTTCTTAATAACTCTGGTTCTTTTGATGGGTCATTACCTATTAACATTTGTATTATTGCTGTGTCATTTTCTTTAATTTCAGAAATATCAATTCCCCAAATACCAGATGCTATTGCTTTTTTACCATTAACTAATCTTTTCCAAGATATATTTTTATCATATTGACTATATTGTGCATATCTATCATCTTTTAATTGTTCAATAAAACTTTGTCTATATCCTGGTATATTTCTATATTTAGCAGCAATTTCTTTAACGTTGTATGTGCTATGTAAATTTGATGGTAACCATTCTTCTAAGTCACTTTGTACTTCTGATTCTTGTAACTGTGTTTGTTGTACATCTTCACCTTCAAGAAATGATGAAAAGCCTGCATCTAATGTACCTGCTTCTCCACTATCAAGAGCTTTTTTAACTTGTTGTGATGCTTTTCTATAATCCCATCTACCCCAAGCCCACTCATTAGCAGCATATTCTAAAGCAGCATCCGTTAGTACTCCTCCTTTAGCAGCTGCAATTTCTTCTAGTTGTAATTTATAACCAGCAACTTTATCATTCCATTTAGTTTCTGATTTAGAATATTCTTTCCAAGCTTCATATGTTCTAGGGTCATAATTATTATCTTCTAACCATTGGTCGTGTGTAGTATCAAGCCATAGTTGATAACCTTCAGCACCATATTTTCTATACCAATTAGCAGCTTCAGTTCTATATTTAGGGTCTTGCCACCAAGGAGCATTGTTTGCTTTTTCTTCTAGTTTTTTAATAAATCTTCCTACAGCATTTGCACCGTGTTGACCAATAGCTGTATTTAACTGTGAATAATCGTAGTCAACAAAAACAAATGGTTGTAAATCTCCAATACCTTTAGCAGTATAAAACTCATCTTTAGTATTAATTATCATAGCTTTACCTTGATTAGCTAATTGTGTAATGTAAGATTTTTCTTGTAACTCTATAGAAGGAGTACTACTTATATTTATACCTTCTTCTATTTCTTGAGTAGTACCTTCTGTTTTAGGTTTAAAATAAGTTATACTAGATAAACTATTATCTGTTTCAAATAACAATGAATAATCACCATCATCATAAGCAATAAACATTTCTCCAGTTTCTTCTATATAAACAATGTAAGAACCTTCGTCTAATCTTAAGTCATATTCCATTATTTATCACCACCTAACATTTTACTAAATCTATCAAATCCTGTTTTATATCCTTGTATTGGGTCAGATATACCAGTCTTAGGTCCTATAACATCTGTAAATAATCTTAATGATGGAGACAATCTTGAGTACTGGTACATTTGATTATAAAACATCATCTCTTGTCTTTTAGCTTGTTCTTCTTTAGATATACCTGTTTCTACATCTGGAGCTACACCTTCTGGCATACCAGCACCATATAGGTTTAATATACCATTAGCTATTTCTCCAGGCAATCTACTAGCTTGTCCAGCCATAGCTATAGCACTTTGTGATAATGCAGCAAAACCTAACTGAGCTTGAAATAAATACCCCTCATAGGCCATTGCAGCCCTTCCTAGGCCACCTATTGCTTTTCCTGGCACTGTTAGGCCTAAAGCTTTTAAACCCTTCTCTGCAAGCAATAAAGGACTATATATAAGTTCTTCATCAATAGCATTAAGAAGTTTAGCTCCTGCTTGTACAAGATTCTTAAATAGTTTTGTATCTGTTATACCTAACTTACCAGCAGTTTCTGCAACTTCAGCATCATATCTAGCTTTAGCATCTGCAATTTTATTATCAATATCATTTTGTGTTTTTTGGTCATCAATTAATTCTTGCATTTCTTCATCAGTTAAATCACCTGTTGTGTAACGTTCCATATAATCTTTAGCTTCATCGCTATAAGAATCGTCATAACGCCACCAATGAGTACTTCGTTCATTATTTATTATTTCATCAAAATCATCATCTACAGGGTTACCATATTCTAAATTACCTTCAGCACGTAATTTTTGTTCTTCAGCTTGAGCATTTAAACGCTCTTGTTCTGCATCATATTCTGCTTCGTCTAATCCTTTTTCGTATTGATAATCTGCTAAATCTTGAACAGTTTCTTCGCCTTCTTCTAATATACGACCTGGTGTTGGTTTTGTTTCACCATCATAAGGATTAGGACTTACACCTGCATTTGCACGATATTCAGTCATATCTAATAATTGAGTACTGTATGCTTTTAATGCTTTTTCATCATCAATATATTGACCAATATTATCAAAATCTAAAATAACTTTATCAGTTTCCATATCAGGAAGATTATATTTTTCTTTTAGTTTCATAAGTTCTTCTATAAACTGTTTTCTATAAGATTCTTTATCCATAAATCATCCTTAATATATCCATATCTTCTTGTATAGATTTTTTACCAATTTCATATGATTCCATTTGTTCACCATACTGTTGTTCAAATTGTGCTTCTGCTTGTAACAATGCGTCTTCTTGTGCAAGTTGTGCAGATAAATCTGTTAATTGATTAAATGATTTACGTTTAACATCTGCATCTTTATCACCAAATGAAGCTAAGTAACTTGTTTCCCAATCTCTTAAACCTACATCTGCTTGTAAGTTTTGCACATCTTTTACAAGTTTTTTAAATACACTTGAGTAATTAAGAGCTATATTGTTAGCCCAGTCTTCTATTTCTTTTTTAGAACCTTTTCTACCAAGTTTTAATTCAAACCAAGACTCTACTTCATCTTCTCTTTGTAATGGTGTAAGTACTTGATATTGTGATTTAAGTTGATTAATAAGTTGTTCATCAGCCATAGCTTCTTCATATGATGCAAACTTTTCATAATCTTTTGATATTTCTCCTACGGCCCAGTTAAATAGTTTTAAATCTTGACTTCTTTTTAAACCTTCAGCAGAAGGTACAGGAATACCATTAGCATCTAATACATAATCTCCATATTGTTGTTGTGTAAAAAATACTGGGTCCTTTCCCATAATTTCATTCCACTGGTCAGTACCTTCAGCAATGTAATGTTCTTGGTCTAAGTATGACATAATACTTACAATTGCACCTTCTAATGCAGCACTATATTCACCTTCTGAACCAACAAATGTATTAGGTGGTACAACTCTGTTTTCAATTAAGTATCTTTGAAAATCAAGTATTTCTGATTCTTCAGATAAAGAGTTAATAACAAAATGAAAATCTGATGAAAAATGTGATTTAAATGGTTTCATCTTAGGTGTACCATTTTCTATTACTGGTTGACCATTTTCATATACTGGTACCATTCTTCCAGCATTTGATTCATAATCTCTATCTAAATTATCATATCCTGCTTGTGCAAGAATATCTGCTAAAGGAACACCGTTAGCAAACTGTTGTAGTAAACCTGTAAATTCATCTTGACTTATTGATGATGTATCTATTCCTGGTTGATTTTTATTAAGAAGATTCTTCATTAATAAATCTATATAATCAGCATCTTTTTTACTATCTACTGCTTCTTGTAATTGTCTTATATCAGATTCAGTTAAATTATATTTATTAAATCCAGCATCATTAAAATTATTATCAGCAAGTAATTCCATAAATTGGACACCTGAAGCTGATTCCAATCCTAAATATGAAGCATATTTTTTAACTATTGCATCTAAATCTTCTAACGAAATATTATCTTGACTTATACTTGTATCAATTTTTTCTACCATTAATCCTCATCAAACATATCTGCTAGTAATTCTTTATCGTCTCTATAGAACTTTAGCATAAGAGTCGTCCAAACGTGCCAAAAATCAGGATGTTCTGCTATAATGTCTTGCGCTATTTGATTCATAAGTATTCTCATAAACCTAGCTTCTGGCTCATCAGATTCTAACCACCAAGTAGTAGTTTTACTTGGAGATATTTCAGCTGAGTATTTTTCAAACTCTTCCCATTGCTCTAACATTTTGACAAAACCCTTGCCAGTTTCCATTGACATTATTAATTCATTGTTTGGCCATACTCTTTTCATTTCATTAAATATATCTTTAATACTTACAGAACCAGGTAATCCCCAATCATCTTCTTGGAAACCTTCTTTAGCAAGTATTAAGTTATTTCTAAATTGTCTTTTAAGCATTGTTTTTTGTAATGTAGGTAATTCTGTAGAATCAATTACTTTTTTGTAATTTGTATAAGCAAAGTAACCTACTGTGTCATTTACTTTTCTTCTAAACTGGTCAGCAGTTAATTGTGTTTTTTCTGGTGCTAAATCCCAACTAGCTCTTTCACCAGCAGGGTTATCAGGCAACACTAAGAATGCAGATAGTTTAGCTTCTTTTAATATATCAGCATTATCGTATCTAAACTTAAGTGATTTCTGTGTATAATTTTGTCTACCTGTATCAGATACTTTTGAAGGTGCAGTTAAGTAACCGTGTTCCATACCATACAAATTTAAGAACTCCATAGCAGCTTCAGCGTCATTACCTTCTTTTTCTCTAAGAATACTTCTATATTCATCTGCAAGTACTTGTGCATTCCACATAGAACCATTTTTATCTTCAACGTAATATGTAGGAGTAAATCCTGTAGGTAATATAAACTGTGCTAATGCTTGTACACCAAATAACCATTTAGCTTTTCTTTTAGAATATTCAAGATATGCTTGGTCAATTGTTCTTAATAATTCATAATATTGTGGTGTACCTTCTTGTGCATTTTCTAATAATTTCCAGTTAGAGTCAACTTCATTTAAATATTTATCTAACTTACCAGCGTCATACAATCTTCTTGGCTCACCAGTTACAGTACCATATCTAAATACAGATATAGTTGCAGCAGCTCTCATTTGTGCAAACTCACTTTTTTCTATATTTAAATCATCATTTTTATCTGGTCCTACAGCTGCAATTAATTTTTTTATCCAAGGAGATACTGGTACTAATTGTTTTAATTCTTCTGGTGGTAAGAAACCTCCAAATAAAAACTCTTTAAGTTCTGGTTCCCAACCTTCTATAGGTATAACTTTGTCTATAGCAAATCCTACAGCAGGGTTAGGTCCTGGTACAAAACCTTGTCCTAATAAGTTAATACCAGACAAGTATGCTTTAGCAGCTATATCTACTTTACGCTCTACACCATTTTCATCTTCATATGTTTCTTTACCATAAACTAATCTTGATAAGAAAGGTGCAAATGGATATACAAACATCTTTTCATTTTCTCTACCAGTTTGTGGATTGTTAGTTATCCAACCTTCTGTACCATATCCACCAAGTTTAAATGTCTCTCCACCTCTAACAGCTACTTGTGCTTGTCTCATCATATATGGTTTGTTTGCTAATAACTTACCCCAAGTGTTTGCAACTTCAAACCAAATCTCAGGGAATGGAAATATATTTCTTGTTATGTCAGATATAAGATGTTTCTTAGAAGCATCATACAATAAGTCTTTTGTACCAGCTAAACCAAATGCTTTAGATGTATTGTTAGCTACGTCATAACTCATAGCACCTTTAGCAATAGGCATTGTTTTATTTAATTGTTCCATTTCATCAATAACAGCTTTAGGTATATTTAATGACTTAGCTTCTCTAATAAATCTAGTTCTTGCATCTTTATTAAAGTTTGCCCAGTTATCTGTTATGTACATATAACGATATTGCTTAAATACAGTTGCTCTGTTTAAATATGCTATTGGTTTTGTCATTAATGTGTTAAATGCTGTGTCAACAAAAGCATCCCAAGAAGCTAACATTTTTGTAGGATTATCAGCAGATGTATCTACTGTTTTAACAAATCCTAAATCTAAATCATCTCCTAAACCTTTTTTACCTTTTGTTATGTATGACTCTTGTAAGATATCAGATAGTTTTTCCATTCTTGTATTTGTTAACGCAGCTTCTCTAAATGAAATATCTTTACCTTTTACTTTGTCGAAAAGAGTTCCGTCATAAATAAACTTTCTTAAATCTTGACTACCTAAGTTATCTGCTGATACATCAATGTTATATCTATATTTAGTATCTGGTAGTACTACACCATCTACTTCTTGAAAGTTAGTTATTTTAATTACTTGACCATTATCTTCTGATACTAAACCACCAGTTTTAATTCTGATACGTGCTTCAACAGATTGTAAGTATTGGTCAATAAAATCTGTATCGTTAGTAATACCTTTCCATCTACCACCACCCCATTCAAGTAAATCTGCTCTAGCTAATGCACCTTCTTTAGACATAATCCAATTAGCTAATTCAGGAGAACCATAACCATACTCTGCAACTTTTCTAGCTATAGTATCGTTACGTAATTGTAGTAACTCCATTCTTACACCATCAACATAATCTTTAGTATTAGTTTCAGTTTTTTTACGCATAATGTAGTTAGCACCTTTAATACGTCTTTGCTCTCTACCTTGCATACCAGCTAAGTTAAATGTTTTTTGTGTAGCTTCTAAATATTCATATGAGTCCATTAAACGCATAGCATCTACGTTTTCATCAGACCATTTTAAATATGCTTCTTCTTTTGTTAGGCCTTTATCTATCCATTTTTTTAACGCACCTGATTTAAACAACTCATCCATATTGCCTGCATTTCTTGCAGCATTTCTAGCTTGCTTACCAGATGTAACCCATTGTATGTAATGTATTGGGTGATTAAAGAAACCGTCAAGACCAGCAGCAACTACACGCATTTGTTCTTCCATAAATACACGTGTAAAAAAAGCACCTCTTAAAAGTACAAATGGTTTAAATAACTTTCTTGTGTAGTAATCAGCAAGTATTGTAAACGCATCTTCATTAAGTTTACTTGTACCAATAAATCCATTTGCATATGGGTTAGGTGCATCTACATCATCATAAAAATAATAATTATATTTTATCCATCTACCTACATCTTTAAGATTTTCTGTAGCTGTTTTCATTGCAGTATTAGCATTATCTAATTCTTTCCAAGCACTACCGTATGCTCGTCTAATTAATCTGTAATCAATAAATGGTTGTAAGTTATCTGCAAACTCAGAAAACAAATGAGCTGAACCTATATCAATACCGTAAGTCTCACCTTTGTAGTCTTGCCAAATAGTTCTTTCTGTTTTTGTATATTTGTTTCCTACGTGAGGCATAGATATAGCTTCATCTGCATAACCAGATACAAAGTATGCAGTAGCTTGTTCCATTGTTGTATTGTACATTTTTGCAAAAGCTCTCATTACTGGTTCCCATTGTCCACCTAATACTCTTACTCTTGAAACGTCTCTTGTATTTTGGTCAAACATAAATTTTGCTACAGCACGTTTTTTTCTAAAATCTACATTCCAAAACTCTTTTAGTATTGGTGCCATTTCTTCAATTGAATATCCAGTGACTTGTAAGTGTGCAACTAATTGGTCATATGCTGCATTTTTATTTAAACCTTTAATACCAAAATCTGGTACAGATGACATAACCTGTCTAAAGTATGGGTCAGCATTAGAATAAAAAGCAGATGAAAATCCTAAATATTTTTCAAACTCTGGTGATGGAGCTTCATCTAATATACCAATCTTTTTTAATGCTTCTTGTAATTGGTCTTTTATAAGTTTTGATTCAATAGTTTTAGTTTCTGGATTAATAATAGGTTTCTTTGTAACATTAGGTCTAACTAAACGTATTTGTTTTTTATTAAAGCCTTCACCTTTAGTAAATGTTCTTACTGCACCTATAGCTTTAATTGGTGCGCCAGGCAATGCTTTAAGTCCAGCTAATCCTACACCTGCAAGTCTGCCTGTAACTCTAGCAGGCATTTGTAATGCACTTCCTAAAAAACCACCAATACTTCTAAATGCTGCATCTTCTTTTCCTAATACATTATAAGTTTGTCCAGCAATTCTTTGTAATACTGTTGGGTCTGGTAAGTCTTTGTAGTATTTAGCTTTCTTTGCATTTTCAATTAATATTTTGTTTGTTAAAAATGAAGCACCTTTAGGTAACATTTTATTTGGTAAATAATCTCTTGGTATTTTTCCACCTACATAAACACCTTCATCAATTAATTGACCAAATATATTTTTAACACCTTCAACACCTTTATTTTCAGCAACACGTATTAATTTTTGTCTTGTGCTTTTTTGTAAGTTTTTATATACAGGGTTTGTATCCATTAATACAGCAGCTACATCTTTATCTTTCGCTACTTCTTTTACTAAAGGTTCGTATATGTTTTGATACATAAATGGTCTGTTAAGCATTTCATCTTTAGTTTCTCTAAATACTTTAGGCATAAAGTTATTTGCTAAGTATTTTTTTCTAACTGACCTTTCAACAGCACCAGTTTTACGTCTTGCTTTATAACCTTTCCATAATCCTAAATTATCATTAATACCTTCAGCAGTATCTCCTGCTTTAGTACCATCAATTTTAGGACCAATATCATCAAGTACAGCTTTTGCTTCATCAAGAGGTGTATTATTAGAAACTTTACCAGCTCTATTTAAATCAATTACTTTTGTACTTCCATCTAATAAAGGATTAATTTGTCTTAAACCTCTAAATGCTTTACCTATTTGTGAAATACCTTTAGAACCTACAAATTCTTCAATAGCCATAGCACTAAAGTCAACAGCACCAGATATAAAATTATATGCACCAGAACCTGGTTTAGAAACTAATGATGCTTGATATCTACCAGGAGAAAATAATATTCTTTGTTCTGGTTCATTATCGTATATAGATTTAAGTTTAAAGTTAATACCATCATTAGCATATTTCATATTTGTTGTATAACTACCTGTTATACCGTGTGATTGTCTACCTGCAAAGAAATGTATTCTTGCTGGATTATCTAAACTTGTATAATGTTGTTCACCATTTTCGTCATAAGCTTTTAATGGTCTACCATTGTATCTATAAAACAATTCTTTTGCTTTTTCTGGTGAGTAATTGTATTCAGTAATTAATTCTTGATACCTTGGGTCATTTTCTGGTTTAAGAGTTTCCATACGCATCCAATGGTCTCTGTTAAAGTTAATTGGTCTGCCAGCATACATTTCTTTCCACATAGCTCTAAATATTGTTTCACCACCCATTTTGTGAGCTTCTTTAAACATATCAACATATTTGTTTAATGTTCCACGCATATCTAATTTTTCACCAACACCAGATACTTGTGTAAAACTTACATCAATAGCTAATGCGTCTTGTGCTTCTTGTGGTGTAGCACCATCTCTAATTTTTTTGTCATATAGTATTAAATCTCTTAAATAAGCTTGTGACCTACCTACAGGCATTCCTCCCCACAATGCAGGCACAAACCCAGCAATACCACCAGCCCATTTACCTCTTATACCAAAGTTTTGAAATAAACCGTCATAAGCTTGTGCAGCCCATACACCATATTGTATGTCTCCTGGTTTAGCTCCTCCTTTTGAAAGACCAAGTGTCCAAAAGTCAATAGGTCTAATAATCATATTAGTTTCAAAGTCACCACCATTTTTGTAATGGTCTTCTGTTAACTTTTCCCATAACTCTGCTTGTTCTTGAACGTGAGATAAAGATACTTCTTCTACAATGTTTTGTACTTCTTTATTATCAGCAGCATTAGGTACAGTAAAAGCAATATCTTTAGCTAACGTTTTAGGTAATGCAGGATATGCAGTAGTTGTATCAATAAGATTATTTGCAAGTTCTTCTCCTGCTGGAGTTTTAAATATTTCTTGCCATACTTTAAACTTTTTATTTAAAGAGTCAATAGCATAAAGTGCATCTCTTTCTTGAAATGGGTCTTGAAATAAAAAACCCATTATACGCTCCTAGTATTAATTAACTCCGCTATAACAGGATGTGGGTTTACAGAATACAACGCAGCAAGAATAATATCAGTATCATCTTCTAATTGGTCAGCAGGTCCAGAACCTGGTCCAAATGCAGCACCTTGTGTAATAGGTTCCATTGGTCTTTCTGTAGCTGCAAATACATCTGGTCTTGGAGCTTGTTGTTGTGGCATTGGTATTGCTTGACCACCACCAGCTAATGGAGCTGCTTGTTGTTGTTGTGTTAAAGCTTTTTGCTCACCGTAAGCCATACCAGGTATTCTTCTTAATGGTTGTTTTGCACTACCAGGTCCACCATCAGTTCTTTGCCCACCTTGTGGTGTTGCTACTGCTGCTGGTTTAGATGGCTGTCTGTATCCACCTCTTCTAGATTTCGCCATAAAATTCGTCCTTTATCATTATTATTATGCCAGGTGTAGGATTTATTATTGTAAAATTTTGTTGTTTATATGGTTCAAAAAGATTTGCTTCATCTTCATCTAACTCATCATACATTCCAAAATTATTTTCAATAATATCCCAAAAGTCTTTTTCCATTACATACCACCTAATGCTTGAGCTACACTTGGTGGCCCTGCTTGTTGTGCCATCATTTGTTGTTGTATCATAGCTTCTTGTTCAGGTGACATTTGTGGTTCTTGTGGTGTGTAGAACATCTTAAGTATTTCTGTCATTTCTTGTGGATATTCATATATAGCAATTACAGCTTGTGTAGCTGCCATATCACCTTGTGCTGACCTAGCTAATACAGATTCAAATAAAACATTTTCTGCTTTATTTTTTCTAATACGTTCTTGTACTTTAGCTATATTATCAAGACCATCAATGTTATCTTGTAATGTTTCTGTATCTATAACACCTGCTTGTAACAATTGTAATCCAGTTACAATTTTTTGTGGTTCATCAAAACCAGCCATAACACCATAGATACGTCTAGTTCTAAAATCACCAGCTATATCTTGTGTAGGTGCATAGTTTTCAGAAAATGCAGTACCTGCATAAAAACCTTGTATAGGTTTTTTAGATAGCTGCGGGTACTGTACAGCTAATAAAGAATCTAACTCTAATCTTAAAGAGTCCATATCTTGTAAACCGTGTTTAATAATTTCTCTATATTCATTAATCATTAATGACATAGTGCTATTTAATTCTGACAGACCAGCTCCAGTTACAAATGAGTTAGGGCTTTGACTATCGTCAGTTACGGGATATCCACCAACCATACGTAATTGACGCTCTAGTCTGTCAACTTGTTGAAATAATTGATAAGGAATGTTATTAGCAGGTTTACTTACTTGTGTACCTGGTGCTAAATAGTTAATTGCAAATCTACCTTTACGATATTGGCCAGACTCTAACTCACCAGATATGTTTGTTTCTGTAAACACACTGTCTTCCATTGCTATAGCTGACATAATGTTTATTTTTGCCATCATAGCCATCAAACCTATTACGTGGTCATATTGTCCTTTAAGTTCATCAAAAGCCAATCTTTTCATAAAAACAAATGGAGGACCACTTAAAAAGTTTGGAATAAAATCAAGTATCATTTTTCTTTCAGGAAATACTATGTATGTACCACCTACGTCATAGTACTCAATTATTCTTACACCTTGACCTGTGTTATCTTCCCAACCAGCATCATCAGCATTAGCGTGATATGAATCGTTTAATCCACCAGCACCGTATGCAACTTCATTTGATTCTTCTTCTGGTGGGTTTAAAATCTCTTTAGCAAATTCTGGATAGAGTTGTGCAAGTTTATATCTAGGTACACGTCTTAATACTGCTAACTCACGTGGTTTTTGGTCAGGACCAAAGTTTCCTGGAAATGTATCATAAGGGTCACGCAGTTCTGCTGTTGGGTATATGTAACCATTTTTATCTGTGCGTGTCGTTATAATCCAAGCGCAGTAACCGTACCCTGGCAACCATCTAGCTGCCTGTGCTAATTGTAGCGAAAGATTTTGTTTCTCGTCATAACTTGTAACAATTCTCTCTAGCTTTTCTGCACGGAACTTTGCTCTATCAGATGTATTGTGATTTAAAATATCTACACGTACTTGTGGTATTCCTGAAATCTTTTGTGCAAGTCGGTCAATACCTGACTGCAACATATTAGGTGCTGGTAATAAGTCAGCATCTGTAGTTTCCATATTCTCACCTAACAGTGCTTTCATACCAGCAGGTCCACCATTTAAAATTGATTTGATTCTTGCTTTACTTACTTGACGTTCTTTAGATGGTCTACCATTAACTAAAAAAGTAGCATTATCTACAATCTCTTTATAATTTTTAAGTCCTAAATTTTCTAACCCCACGGTGCCTCATTATAGTCGCTAAATCCAAAATCTGTGTAACTAGGATTATAATCAAATCCCATACCAGCAAGTGTCTCCTTGTTCATCCTTCTAAAGACTTTCATAGGAAACCACCCTGCCATAACTATATCAGTTTTTTCTTTGTTTCGCTTAGAAACTGGTTTTCCATCAAAATATAATAATTGCTGTCTATAAGCATTAACTTTACTCTGACTTTCAGAATTTCCAACTGGTAAATGTATTTTTTGATTTTCAAACAAGTTAGCCATTGCACCTACACCATACATAGGGTCGTGTTTATTATTTCCAGTTATGTGACCTTGCATAGTAATACCAGCTCTTAATACAAATTCTTTTATCTTATCGTCTTGTCTAATAGCTGTCTGGAATCCGTTTTCTTCGATAATCCAGTGCATTAAGTCATACTTGTGTAGCCAGTCAGACATTATTTGCAATGCGTGTTTAACACCACCACCTTGTCTATTTTCTATGTCAACTAAATATAATTCTCCTCTAGCAGCATTAATACCCCATAGTACAGCAGCTTGATAACCAGATGATGCTGGGTCAAGTCCTGCAACTAAATGTAAGTTGCCAGGTACCTGCCCAATAATTAAATCTGGTCGCATACATTGGTCAATCATATTCATAGTAAAGATTTGTGTACCTTCTACAAATGCTTGATTGTAATAAACCATTTCAAAGATTTGTCTACCACCTGTAGTTTCTGCTGCCTGCATTCTTGTATTAAGCCATTTGTAAGTTCTTTTGCCTGGCCATAACATACAATCAATATGTTCTTCTGGTAAGTGTTCTGGTATACCACATTCAATATCGTGTGCAGTTTCTACTATTTGTTCAAAAGAATCATTAGCAAGTAAGTGATGATATAAATCATCGTGATGTTGTCTAGAACCAATTACTACTACAGCAGTATGTTCCTCTTTACGTGATGATAATGTTGTAGTCCACCACTGTCTTGTATTTTCTCTTGCACCAGGTTGCATAGTTGTTTGATGGTCTTCAATGTCGTCTGCAATTATTAAGTCACAGTCACGAGATAGAATCTTTCCACCTTTACCTACAGCAACCATAGTAGGTGATTTAATACCTGGTACTGTTCTAGTACCTACAGTAAACTGGTTTTGTGACCACATTTTTCCTGACCTATTGCCTGGTTTAAATGATTGACCTGGTGGACAGAAATCTTCTTGTAATCTTTCATTATCATCTAGATGTTCTAATACAGCTGATACAGCATTCTTAGCTATGTCTTCGTTACCACCTACCCACATAATTCTTATGTTAGGGTTTTTCATTATCTGATATACAGCAAAGTGTATTAATAATTCTGTTTTACCGTGTCGCGGTGGCGATAATATAATTAATTCTTTACCGTGTTCAATTGAATCTATTATGTTATTTATCCAGTTCATATGAAAGTCTGCTGTTTCGTACTTTTCCCCCGTTTCTGTACGAAAGTATTTATCGCGGAAGCTAGAAAAATTTTCTAATGCAGCTAACGCTTCTTCGTTTACTTCCCAATCTTCTGCTGCAATTGCATTCTTTGTATCTATTTTGTATGCTGCCATCATTCTGGATACTTGCGCTGGTGATGTACCTATGTCTATGGCTACTTCTTTAGCAGTGAGGGTGCCGTCTGCTAGGTCTTCGGCGTATTTTTCGCAGAATAAATCATAGTGTGTGCCTCGTCTGACCATAGATAATTCGCCATCGTCTAGCTTTAAATGATTGTTGATTGGTTTTTCTGTAATCTTATCGTTATGTGCTTTAGTTGATGCCCAGGTTCTTTTATTACACTGAGTAGAGCAGAATCTTCGTTGTTTGCCTTTTAAACGTTTCCTACATCCCTTCGCTGCACAGATAATTCGGGTTGCTTTTTTTTCGGTCATAAAACTAATTATACATAGATTGTTGCATAGATTAAATTATATGATATATTAAGTTAAATTACAAACATTGAAGGTTAGTAAATAGTCACAAGTAAAGGTGCCATCGGGAGGCAGAAAGCTCAGGACTGGTAATACAGTACACTAGAAAGGCAAACTGAGTACTCAAGAACTTTAGAAAAACTTCAATCAAACATTGACTATTTCTGTATAGCCCGCTACGCCCTAAATAGCCACCATACAGTAT